GTCGAAGCAGAAAAGGCCGGCAGGGCCGCCGCCGTCCCAGCCGCCACCGACATGGAGGACACGCCAGCCAGAGTAGTAGAGGGCGTAGTCCGGAATGTAGGTCGTCTCGCTGCCGCCGACCGCCGTAGGATAGAACGCCCAGGGCATGGCCGACGATACGCCGATGGCCGTGATGTACCCATCATTCTGTATCTTGGAGCCGATGTTCGTATAGTTGGTCGCGGTGTCATCTGCATAGCTCGCAGGGTTCAGGCAGACATATACCGTTCCGTCGGAGAAGTTGATGCCGTCGATAAACTCGAAAATATTGCCGTACGGATTCTCGATGTGCCGGTACTGCACGGCGGTTTTTCCATCCGTCCCAGCTGCGCGTCCGGTGTGGTAGGTCATACTGTCCGTACCGCCGGAGTTGATCGCGGAGCTGTTGCCGTCGACATAGCCGCGCCCGATTTTGCCCTGGCTGTCCCAGTCGGAAAACTCCACCAAATAGAGCAGCCAGACCGCGCACCAAGACGCGAAGTCATACTCGCTCCACTTACTACCCTTTCCTCTGGCACCGGAACGAGCCGATGCGCGGGTCAGGTTGACCAGCGGCGCAGCGCCGGTCTTGGAGTAATGGCCGGAGATCGTGTTGTAGCGGCCGACATACTTGCCGGAGCCGGGGTGCTTGGTGAATCCACTCTTGGCCTTATCCGCGATGTAGAAGTACCGTTTCTTGTTGGCGGCATCGTCGATAATACGGAAGTAATACTCGGGGATAAAGACGACGGTATCGTAGCTGCTTCGGGAGAAGCCGCTCTGCCCCTTCTTGTAGCTTACGGCATTGTTGATGATGTTGTACTCGTCCATGCCGCTCCACGGGAGATAGTTGTCGAAGGGGGAGCTGCCGGCGCCGGTACCGACCGCAGGCGCGGGATTCGTGGTGATGTCGACATTGACCAGTCCGTTCGGATCGGTGGCCTTCTTCAGCCGTGTCAGAGCCGTCGACTGCGCACTGTAATTCCAGCAGACACCGAAGACCTTGACATAGGACAGCTCCAGCGTATAGCCGGTGTAGGAGCTGCAAGCTACGCTGCCGGTGGCCGTCTCGCCGTTCTTGGTGGCGGTGACGCTCCACGTGCCGGTGTTCGGCAGGTAGAACTTTGCCGTTCCGCTGCTGGTGGCCGTGAGCGTGGTGGACCCGTTGACCGCCTTGACCGTAGAGCCGCTGTCGATGGTAACGGTGAGGGTGCAGAACTTCACCGTTACGGTGTAACTGCCGCCGGAGGTCGACACCGACGCGGACGCCGTGGACGAGGATACCCCGCTCTTGGTGGCCGTCACGGAATAGGTGCCGGCATAGTTGACGGTCAGCGCACACTTTCCGTTGCTGCCGCAGGTGCCGGTATACTGCTTCGTGCCAAGCGTGGCGGTCACGACTGCGCCGGATTCCGCCGTTACGGTCAGCGTAGCCGCGAAGTAACTCAGTGTCACCGCGTACTGCTTGACCTGATCCACGACCACGGTCTCGGTGGCGGTGGTCTGCCCGTTCAGCGTGGCATACAGCGACCATGTACCGTAGCCAGGGAGATCAAAAACGCATTTACCGCCGACGCTGGTGCCAGTCAGCGTAGTCTCGCCGTTCGTACAGGTGATAGCCGATCCGGTGGCAACAGAGACCTCCAGCTGTGGAGCCACGCCGCCGCCCTTGGGCTTTTCCCATGTATATACGCCGGTCTGACCGTTGGCTGCCGTGCAGTAGAAGGTCTGCATGGTGTCTGTGTTCAGATACGACTGGCCGACCGAGCCCTTCGTGCTGGAGGTCGGATCGGTCTTGCCGGTGAGTGGCTTACTTCCGTCCAGCCCCTTGGAGAGCGTGTCGAGGTCGCTGGAAACGCCATCAAGGAAGGTGTCGAGCGATTCACCGTTATAGGTCAGATCGGCCGCGTCGCTGGCGCCGGACAGCTTCCACTGATACTTGCCGCTGCTGTCCTTGCCGCTGCAGACGTATTCCTTGCCCGTAGCGCTGTCATAGTAGTGCTGCCCTGCGGTACCCTCGGTCGTGCCTGTCGGCGCTCCTGAGCCTGTTGCAAGCGGATAACCGTAGTCCTTTCCGGCGACTGCCGCAGAGATATTCCCGTTCCCGTCGCCCAGCAGCAGACCCTTGACCATGATCTTGTCCTGCTTGGTCTTTACCGCCTCAGTGATGGCGGCGGACATATCGCTCTGTGTGACGCAGGCGCTGGTGTCGACCGTCACCGTCCATGTGCCGGTGTTCGAGCAGGAGATCAGCGCGTAAAAGGTGTAGACGAAATCCGGCGATTCCGTCTTGCTTGGAATGGGAACGCCCTGCTCCAGCTGGAACAAGGCGATCATGGCGGACGCTCCTCCGTCCACGCTGGCAGATACGCGGAACTGATTCAGCGTATAGGCCGTATTCGGCGCAGCGATGCGGAGCTTCAGGCGAATGCCGGAAGATACCCTCTCGCCGCCCAGCAGGCTCGCGGTCTGCTTTTCGTTGACGAGGGCGGTCTGTGCCATCATTGCCGCCGCCGCGACGGTGCCCTGCCCCGCAGCCGCGCTGTCGAAGTTCAGGGTCTTTTCATTCACCCACTCATTGAGCAGGCTGTTGCCGGCGTTGGTGATGACGCCGTTCCATGTTGCCATAGTAAAACACCTCCGTGTCAGTATCGAATGGCGGCCGCGCTGTCGACCAGCTCGCAGCCGATACAGGCCGCGCCGAAATACTCTGTTGCCAGTCCTCCGGCGTCGTAGTATTCTACCTCGTCCAGCACCGAGCGCAGATTCTTGTAAAAGTCAACGCGGTCGATCACGCGCTGATGTCTGACGGGGTCGACATCCTCATAGGTGGCGTCGATCAGCAGCTTGAAGTGGTACGGCTTGCCGCCGTATTCCCACCATTCGCTGACCTGCGTATCGGGGTAGATGGCGGAGATCGCCAGCACGACTGCCGCCTTGGTGCCGAGCCTGCGGTGAACATTCCATGAGTCTTTCAGCGTCCGGCGCTTTTCCTCCAGGGTGTAGTTGGCGTCCCACCAGTCAACCTTGAAGTCGTTCGCCAGAATGTCCAGCAGCTCGTTCGGGAGCCGGTCGATCTGTGAGTAGATCGACACGCGCTCGATCTCGCCTACGCGGGCAGCCAGCACCTCGGCAACGGCAGAGGCAAGTGCTGCCATATTGTCGTCATTGGCAAGGACTGCCGGCAAGGAGGCCAGCAGGTTTTCCTTCGTGATGCCGTGCGCCTTATTCATCCTCATAGCCCCCATTCGTGGCCGTGATGGTCCCGACCGACGCAACCTGCGGCGTCGTGTCGTCGGAGCCATCCCGCAGCGTGGTAAAGACCGGGCTAGTCAGCGCCACGCGCTTGATGCCGGTCTGCATGAGCTTTCCGATCAGCACGGAGGGGTTGATGTCGCGCCCCAGCTTCCCGCACTGCCACGCGACGAACTCGGCCACGGCCTTGTCGACCGCAGCCTTGATCTCTGTGGAGCTGAGGGAACTGTCCTTCGGCACATAGTAGGTGAAGGTGATATTGTAGCTCACCTTCTGCGGGTCCTTGACAGAGACCTTGTCCGTCAGCGGCCGCACCGTGTCATCGTTGCAGGCGGCGAGGACAGCATTCTTGATCTCCGTGGTAGCGATGGTGCCGTCGTCCATGAGGACATAGAGGTCCACCGCTCCGTCGCTGGGGCTGTTCGCCACCACGTCGGCGATCTTGGTGCTGACCTGCTTGGCAAAGTAGATATACCC